GCCGCGCGGCGTGCGCTCCTGGGTCATCGCTCACCCCCATCAGGTGACGATGACGCGCAGGTTGCGCACGAAGGGCCGGTGCTGGGGTGTTCCCGACAACGCCAGCTTCACGCGCGTGGTGCGGTCGGCACCGACGCCGACGAGGCTGTTGGCCTTGTAGGTACGCTCCACCCAGCCGTTGCCCACTTCTACACCCGAGGACAGCGACAGCGCTTGGAAACTGCCCGACGTGCCGGATTCCGCGTGCACCGTCACGCTGGACGTGCCGGGTGTCAGCGCATCGAAGGTCACTGCGACATTGAAGGTGGCGGCGGCCGGAATGGCACGCGACAGGTAGTCGCCTGCGGCCTCCAGCGTGCCGAACACCAACTGCGTACCCGGGTAGAGGATCGGGCTCGACGCCTCAGTGCCGGTTAGCTTGGCCGACACTGCCAGGTTGCCCGAGAGCTTCTCGTTCAGCGCCAGCCCTTGGTCTTCCGACAGGGTGTAGGCTCGCCCCTGCACATCGGTCACCAGAAACTGCACGTCGGTGCCAGCGGCCGGACGCTCGACACCGGCGAGCGCCATCACCTCCGACAGGTTGGTCACCGTGTACTGGCCCAGGCTCACCGTCTTGCTGGCTTGCGAAAACCGGCACCCTAGCAATCGAAACGTCAGGTCCTGCGTCTGGTGCGCTGTCCAGGTGATGCCGTTGGAAGACGAGAGCAGCACGCCGATCTGGTAGGGCTGTGCCGTCACCCAGCCGGTACGCGGGTCGAACTTGCCCAGTTCGGCCACGGCGACGGCGTGGTTGGCGTCGTCGGTCAGCACCACCAGGGCGTACTCGCGGTTCGCTTCGAGCGCCACCGGGTCCAGCGTAATGCGCGTGGCGTTGCCATCGGTCTTGATGCTGGATGCCGCCAGCCGGCCTTCGGTCAGCACCGTGGTGGTCGGCATGCCAACTTGCGTCTCACGGATCTGCACAATCACCGGGGCGGTGCCGCCCTTGGCCGTGAACCACAGCTCAAGTCCGCCGATGATCCGGCGCTCGGGCAGCGTGAAGGTTTGCGCCAGCGGGTCCCAGCGGTTGACCACCGTGGTCAGGATGCGCCGGCGCGTCTCGGTGACGATCTGACCGCGACCAATGTAGGTGGCAGAACCGTAGCTGCCCCCGGCACCGAGAAACTCGACGAGCTTGGCCCCTGCCGGGATGGCCTGCGGGATCTGGAAGCTGCCCGTGAGCAGGCCCGAGGCATTGGCCGCTGTGCCCGCCGGCTGGCCGATCCCGATACCGTCGAAGCGCAGTTGTGCCAGCACCTCGCTGGGTCCGAAGCCTTCCACCCGATAGGCGACGTTGAGGCTGCGCAGGAATTGCGCTTCTTCCGCAGAGGATGCCAGCACCTGCTCCGAGCGTCGCGTCTCGACCACCCGTTCCAGCACCCCGCTGCCGGTGATCAGCCGCTCGGTGACGTCCGACGCCCAGGTGGTGTTCGTCACCGTGAACTGGTCGACGGCCGGATCGAGGCTGACCCGAGCGGGCACCGGGGCGAAGGCCTGGTAGGGATTGATCTTCATCGACCCGGTACGGGCCAGCTGCTCCACCACCGGCGTGAGCGTGTAGTCGAGCGTGATGAGGACGTTGCCGTTTTCCTTGGCGTGCTGGGCACTGGCGGTGATCGGCAGGGTCAAGACACCGGCCACGATGGCACCGGTCTGTGCGACCCCCTGATCGCGCAGGTCGTCGTCGAGGAAGTTGTCGACGAACAGCCCCTTCTTGGCGGCGGGCTCACGGATGTTGGCATCGACCCGCAGACGTTCGAGGGCCATCAGATCAAACAGGTCGGCAATCTGGCGCTGCATCGCCGTGAGTTCCGAGACCTTGATGGTGCGAATGGCGATATTGCGCACCTGCGGCAGCGAGGTTGAGCGCCAGTCGTAAGCGATCTCCGCCAGCGCCAGGCGCGAGGCCGGCACCGTGGACGCGATGGGGTTCCTGACTTGCGAAATCCCCTTGATGCGTTCCACCTGACCGTCAGCGGTGAGGGCCAGCACATCGACGCGCGGCAGCTTCCAGTGGTAGTCGATGTACATCGTCGAGCCCTGCACCACACCCGCCACCTGGAAGCCGGTGTCGGTGAGATGGGTTGGCGTGAGGCTGGCGATGTACTGGTAGGTGACCTGGTAGCTCGACCCCGGTGCCGGTTCAGCCCCGCCCGGACTCCAGTCGATCTCGTCACCCACGACCTTGTAGTCGGTGCCTTGGGCGTAGGTGGTGCCGCCTTGTTTGACCTCCAGCACGGCGACGACTGTCGGCTCGGTCAGCACATCGCGGCTGCCGGTGAAGGCGCCATGGACCACGGTCTCGGTCTTGGCTTGCGTCACCTTGATGTCGAGCACCTGGGCCAGCGGCGGCCGGTTGATGGTGACGACCATCGACCCATCGCCCGCGTCATTGAAGACCTGCGGCTCCGAGGACACACGCTGTAGGTCCGGATCGATGGGCAGCCGCAGGCGCTGGGACTGGGTGCGCTCGACCTTGAAGCCGTCGATGTTGGCGCGGCCCTCCGCCACGGAAAAGATGTGCTCCTGGGTATCGATGTCGGTGTCCAGAAACCGGACACCCAGACCGTCAACGACATAGTGGCCGTTGGCGTCGTAGTCGTAGCGCGCCAGGCCGGCGATCACGCCATCGAGCACGGGCGGCTGACGACGGTTCTCCAAGAGGCCATTGTCCAGCGCATAGACGGCGTGGAAGTCACCGGGCTGGCCATCACTGGTGCCGGCACCTTCCCAGCCCCAGGCGAGCGTTTCCTGCAATCGGCCAGCACCGGGCTCCTGGTAGTTGCGCACGCCGACGGCTGGCTCGCGCAAGGCGGGGTCTTCGAGTTCGGTGACGGTGCGGGTGGTGAAGCGCACGCCCACGGCAATGCGCCCGGTGGTGGGCACCGTGAAGGTGGCGGCCGACACGTCCCGGACTGCGCCGCGCAGATAGACGCGGCCCGCCTCCAGGGTGACGAGCCCCGTATCCGCATCGATCTGCAGGTTGGCGCCGCTGACGATGTCGCCATCTTTGAGCAGCGCATCGGCCACGCCCTGCAGACGGTGGATCAGCGTGCTCTGGATCTCATTCAATTCCCGCGATTGCAGGCCATCGCCAGCACGGAACAGCAACTGGGTGTAGTGCTGGGCCGGGTCAAACAGGTTGTAGTAACGCTCGAGCATAGGTGTCTCCAGGCAAATCGATGGACGTCAGAACGTGACGACAAATTCGAAGGTCTCGCGCGTGCTGGGCTGGCGCACGATGGGCACCGAGTGCTGCAGCACCAGCAAAATGCCCGGGTCGGCGACCTGGGCGGGAATGAAAAACTTCTGGCCGATGGGTAACGCGGGATCGGTCTGGGTACCCACAAACAGACCTTGCTCGCGCACCACGCTGGTGGCGGCGTCCTCGAAGTCAAAGCGCACGCGGATGAACAGGTGGTTCGTCGGGTCGGCGGAAAGCCGGTAGCGCCCGGTCGGCACGACGATCTCGCCTTCGGGGTCAGCGGTGACGAAATGCACCTCATCGACCACCCGGCGGCCGACTTCGCGCAAGAGCGCCGTCTGGCCAATCGACTCAGGCGGATGCGCGATCTTGAAGTGAACGGTGACGTCGCCGCCCTCTGGGATGGTGCTGGCCGGCAGGCGCCGGATCACGCCTTCGCGCGCATTGGCGCTGTAGTCGCCATCCAACAGATACTCGGTCTGGTCATCGAGCGAGGTGACGCGGATGTCGGCCAGGTGTGTAAAGCCTAGCGCGATCACCCCCGCCTCATCGAACGGCGTGCTGATCGCCTTGGTGGTGTCCCACAAGGGGTCGCCCTCGCCCAGGGCGAGATGCAGGGTTTGTGCTTTGATCGCGGCGGCAAGGGCCGCGCGACCGCTGGTGGTCAGGATGGCCATCGGGTGCTCCAGGAAATGAATGGGGTCAGAAAAATCAGGGTTGCGTGCTGTGGCCGGCGCCGACCAACTCGCGGGTGTCGGTCCAGCTCGAACTCGGCCAGCGCACGCCGGTCCAGATCTGGCCTTGCCAGAGGGCGCGGGTACTCAGCACGGGCACGCGCGCGGGCGCGAATCGTGGGACGCGTCGATGAGGATGGCGTGCTGCCGGTCAGCAGGCGCAACAGGCTCGGGCGGGTGTCGTTCAAAGGCGTACGGGGGTGGGTTCAGTGAGCACCGATGTGCACATTTGCACTTCGGTGAGCGGCCTCCACGCGATCTCGGCGGCCTCCCCCAAGGTGAGTTCGCCCAGTCGGAGCAGGGGCCGGGTGCGGTACAAGGCGCGACGTCGGGGTGCGGCTATTGACCGCGCCCAGCACGACATCCGACAGCACGATCTGCGCTTTGCAGAACTGGCGTGCGGGCAGGAAGCCGGTTTGGGCGGGCGCATCGGGCTCACGCCACAGATCACGCCAGCACTCAGCGGGCCAGACTTGTTGATCGATCCAGCGCTGGCCGACCCGGTTATGCGAGGCGGACAGACGGGTCATAGATCCACGCTGGCCAGGCGGTGGCGGCGTGTCGCCCAGCCTCAGCTGGCCCAGTTGCCCATCGCCCTGCGCTGCGGCGCGCGTGACCTGCCCCCTTGAACGTGAGGGCCAGGCACTCAAGCTCGGCATGGCGGCGCTGGCCGGATGCACGGCGTAGCACCGCTCCAGCACCTCGACTCGTATGAGCCGATGCGGTGTCGCCGACAGCGGGTCACCGCTGCCCAGTGCTATCGGTGCGCCCGTCTCTTGCCAGACAAACCTCGGCAGGTTCGCGTTGATGTCGCCCAAGGGCGTGCTGTCGGACAACACCACCATCGCCCGGCAGAACTTGCGCTCAGGCACCATCCCAACCGGGTCGGGCACCCCCAGNGCATTGGCCAGCGTNAACAGGTGCGAATGCAGNATCTCTTCNTTGGGCGTGTGNCCNGGNTCNCCCAAGGCCGAGAAGCTCAGCAGGTAGCGATCCATCAAGCGCGCCACCGNAAAGCGCACCGCTTCTCGCACGGGAACCACNCCGACATCCAAGGGTGGAGTTGCCAATTGGCAACTCCTACCAAACGACAACTTGGTCTGCCCATCCCGCCAGAACACGCCACTGTGATCCGACAGCAGCGCCTCGCCCAGCCGACTCTCATCGAGCACCAGACGGCGCAAGTCCCAACCGTGATAAATGCGTGAGAGCCGACTGCGGGCCGGTGCCGACAGCCGGGCGATGGCGATCAGGTTAGCGATGGCCCCATCGTCATCCAGCACCTGACCCGGATCGAACTGGAACTCCGCAAAGTGAATGCCGGGCGTTTCCTGCTCGACCGTGGCGGTCGC